AGGACATGGCGCATACCTAAACCAAAGACCGAACCAACTCGACAGCAAGTGATGCAACAGGCTGTGTATTGGAAAGCCACTGGTTATACGCCTGGATTGCTTTTTGTGACAGCAGATGGATATAACATCTGCACTCAAGAAAACTGTCAGGCATTATCATATGAAAATTTAGAGGGTGCTTATCAGGAAGTTGTTTCCCGATGGCGCATTATACAGAATTTGTTGAAGGCTGCCAACGGCTCATGGAAAAATCTTTTCGGGCTAGTGTATCCAGACTTTCAGCAGATAGGGCAGTGGCATGGCCCTGAGATACTAAAAATTGCAAAACATGAATGGAGTTAAAAGATGCAAGAACAAGAAAAAGTTTATTCAGCGTTAGACTTAGCCAATGCGCTAAACATTAACAGGAATAGTGTTTACTATCAGGTTAAGAATGGCAGTCTGCCAAGGCCTAGCATGAAAGTTAGGACAAGGAAACGAGGGCCACACACATATGTATGGAAACAATCTGAGTTAGAAAACAATCCTTATTTCAAAAGAGCCACTGTACCAATAGCTAAGTCTAAGATGGTTAGTAACGCTTTTGTACAACAATACTCTGCTAATGTGCAGATGTTAGCGCAACAAAAAGGAAATGCATTGCGTAAGGCAAAAGAGATGCGTGAGGAATTAGGACTGTCAGAAATAAAGGATATGGTTACTGATAACGAGCTACTCAGAGATGCAATAGAGATGCGCTTGGACAAGCTCGAAGAGAATATGAAGTTATTAGAAAGAGTAATAGATTTAATGAATGAGAAGAAGGAGAAGAAGTGGTGGCAGATTTAAAGGAAGCAATGGCAAAGGTTGCCGAGCTAAACAAATCGCATGGCGTTAAACAACGTGGCGGTAAAATGTACACGCAAGTTGTACATAGGATGGAAGCCTTCAGACAGGTATTCGGTACTGAGTTTGGGGTTGACACATCAGTATTAGTTGATGATGGTAATAAAGTTGTTATTAAAGCTATCATTACAAACTCAGATGGCATGGTAATTGGCTCTGGTATGGCAGAGGAAATACGAGGTCAAGGTCACGTTAATACTACATCTGCTTTAGAAAATTGCGAGACAAGCGCGATTGGAAGAGCGCTTAGTTCAGTAGGATTGTCGGGTGGCGAATATGCTTCAGCCAATGAAATGGATGCTGTTGTTCGCAAGGCAGAGGTAATAGCTAAAAAGGAGGATAAAAAGCCAGTCAAATCAATGGCTGAAGAAATACAAAGCACTGATGGTTACGATGATGCTAAAGACAAAAGGCTTTATGTTGAAATCAAAGCCAAGCTAGAGGCTTGTATAAATGTTGCAGACGTTAATGCAATCTACATCAAGAACAAAGCATTTATTGAATCATTAGCTAAGAGAAACCCGAACAGGGCAAAGCACTTCAAGGAAATGTTTTTAAACTACGAATCTAAATTTTATAAAGGAAATTAAAATGTCAGCAAGAGAATGGACAAAGGTAGCAACAATCAAGCTATGGAAAAATGATGATGGTGGTAAAGCAATAGCAAGTAACGCATCATTCAAGCCTTACAAGGATGGCTCTAACCAAGACATAACACTGTATGGTGACGTTAAATACTATGCGCGTCTATACGAAAACGATGATGGCACTTATTCTGTAGCACTTACAGCACCAGCAGATGCACTGCCAACAGGCGGTGGCAGTAGCGGTGGCTATGACATGAAAAAAGAAATGGCAAAGTCTGATGCAGAGCTAGTCGATGAGATTCCTTTCTAATTCATAAGGTAGGCTAAATCCTCCCATCGCTGCCCAGGGGTGTGGCGAATCGCGTCTTAATGCAAGTCTGCAAACTTGTTAAAGCCTGGCCTACCGAGCGCTTTTTGTTCTCCGTTTTGAGCGCTTTTGTATACGGTAAATTAAGACAACCCCCTTTTAACTATGAGGTAGATATGCCGAAGCATGGTGAAGTCAGAGAAGATGGAAAGGTCTACTGGGGAGCTAAAGGTAATGGCTACGAAGAATGGACAACAGTTGAAAGATTTAACAAAAGGAAACAAAAAAGAAGAGAGCGTACACAAAGAATAAAGAAGTCAAGAAGGCGATGGCTTAACATATACAAGAAGGCAAAGGGCTGTGAGATTTGCGGATACAACCAACATTACAGCGCATTAGAGTTTGACCATATGCCACAGTATAAAAAGCATGAAGCTGTCAGCAAAATGGTTGACTACAATCTTAAAAGACTAATCAAGGAAATAAGAAAATGCAGAATACTTTGCGTTTACTGTCACAGGATACACACAGATGAACAAAGAAGACTTACTAAAGGCAGCACTTGACGCTGTAACTGTACGAGGCTCTGCCTATGGCGATGCTTATACAAACCACAAACGCATAGCAGATATCTGGTCTGTAATATTGCAAATAAAGGTACGTCCTGACCAGGTAGCCCCCATGATGATAGGTGTAAAACTAGCCAGACTTATAGAAACCCCTGACCATGAGGATTCATATGTTGATATGGCAGGGTATGCAGCGACAGGCTCACAGGTTAAGGACGATGAAAAGCTAATAGAGGTAGGTAGCTCAAGAATTATAGATGATTAAAAAGAGGGGGCCTACTAGCCGTGAATTAGCAATGCGTCAGATTACTTGCGACTATTGCGGCAAAAAACATTTCGTTAAAGATGGTGATTGGGTAATCACAGCAAGCAATAAAGTCCTGTGTGACTACAACACAGACGATGATTGCTTTCACAGAAACAAGAGAGATGCAGATGAGCGTAGAAAAATTTAAACAGGAACTACAAGACTTAAATGAGAAGCTAATAAACTTTCATAAATATGAGGAGAAAAAAAGAGGCGGCTATGTAGCTAGATGGGTAGGCGTATCAAACAAAGTAAGAAATGTTAAGAGCCTACATGCAAAGAATATTAGCGGCTGGAAAAAGCATGGGTGGATGTGATGGTAACAAGAAACGGCATCCCGATTATGTTCAAAGACACATCAACTATGAACCATGCCATGAAGACAACTAACTATGGCGATGTTTATGAAACAGATGACATAAAACAATACAGGTATTTATGTAAGCGTTTAGCGTTTGATAAGTTTTATTATATTAAAAAAAGATTTCCAGGCGGCAAACATTACAAAGTAAGAGTGCTACCTGAGAATATATTTACGATGAAGTTATGAATATTACTTCTTCTTTTTCTTCTTCATAGCCATTGAAGTCATTGGCTTCTTTTTCATAGTCATTGATTTCTTTGGACGGCCCTTCTGTGAGCCATAAGTTCCCTTCCCCATCGGCATTATGCTCTTCCTTTCTTTGATTTGTTTCTTTTGGAGATAGCTGCCGCCTTCTTTCTTGCGTCAGCTTTAGAGGACGCACCCCATGCCCTAAGCGATAATAACAACCGTGTCGGTTTGCCATTCTTTTTTTCTGGCCCTTTCATGTTACCCATACGAGCCAAGAAGCTGGCGCGTCTCGGATTATCTCCTGATTTTACAGGACGTTTTAGGTTAGAGCCAGTAGTTCTTTTGAAATGTTTTCTACCAGCCTCGTTAAGACCGCCTTTAGGGTTCTGAAATCGTTTAGCTACCATCTACTTGCCTCATTCTCTCTACCAGACGTTCAGCTCTGTTAGTTACCTGTTTATACCAACGGCTATCAACCATCTCATCAGCAGCACCATTCCAGTTTTGTTCATCTACACTAGCCCTCATACCTTTGAACTTAGATAGGCGAGGATAGCCAAGATTAAACATCATATTAGCAATGATTAACTGCACTTCTTCAGGTAATAGGTAGAAATTGTCGTAGAGTCTTGTACAGTCTTCAAGCACTGTTTCGATATCTGCTTCAAATGCTTGTTTGACTCTGTCTTCTGAGACTGGTGTGCCGACAGGCTGTCCGTCTTCAGGGTCTGATGGACGAATAAGATGACCAATACCAAAAGTAGGGTAGCCCAAATGGTCGAGGTATATTTCAAATACACACCCTTCATCTTCAGCTAACTCTTTCCGCAGTTGGTCTACGTTCATTTCTTTTTCTTCTTACGAGGCATATTAGGTTTTTTCTTTGAGTATTGTTGTACTGGCATCATAAAGAAACAATCCTTCCTTTAGCTTTTCTTTTTCTTTTTAGCTGTCTTTGCACTCTGGCGAAACGCTTTACTTGTGGGCGCACCCTTACTTCCTGGCTTCCGCATTTTCTCACCGCTACCAGATGCAATTCGTTTTCGTTTTGCGTGAATGTTTGCATATAAACCTTTACTCATTTTTTACTCTCCGAACTAAGCCACACTGCGAAAGCCCCTGTCATCGCGCCTGAACATATACTTATCATTGAACTTTGTTGGGTAGATAAAACCTCCAAACTCATGCCCCACTCCAGGACTCTTATGTACATAACAGTCATAACGAGCATCATAAATCTCGGAAGCAACTTGTACTCTAGTATCGTCTTTGCACTCATTTCTTTCCCTTGAATTTATCCAAACCTTTAATGCCAAGTGCAGCACTGCACACCAAAAAAACAAGATACTGATACCAATCAGGTAACTCACTAAGGCGATTGAACCCATTTTCTACTACTTTCTCCATGCCTGGGATGAACACTAATACGACAGGTACTAGCACAATTACTGTGACAAGTTCATCCTTCCATGAAGTCTGCGTAGACTCAGCCATAAGTAGCTCCCACTTGCTATCATGGGTAGCTGCTGTTTTCATAATTTCGGCTTTGGCTTCAGCTTCGGTCTGGGCTAATGTTGCCTTGGCTTTTTGCTTGGTAACTTGCCCTTCAAGGTATGAACTGCCGAGGCTGATTATAGGTCCTAATAGCTGAAACATCAATAATTACCTTTATTAGAAAACAATGCTAACAACAGAATACCAAATCCACAGGTAACAATAAACAAAAAGATAATAGCGGCCGCTTCTACGAACTGCTTACGAGCTTCGCGTTGTTTGTAAATAGTTTCTTTACGCTGTTTCCTTATATCCTTTTCCATAGTGATAAGCTCTTGCCATGCTTGAGGCCCGCACATAGAACTAATTAATTTACGCAACTCATCTCTCTGGTTTTCTAGCTGCTTCTTTTGTGTGAACAGCTCCATAGCTTCTTGCTCAACAGTCTTACCAGAAAATAGTTTCTTAAATATAGGTGGGTTCTTAGCTTCATGGTGGGCGCGGTCTACGTCAGACACCGCAGACATCCATCTGGACAAATCCTTGCCCATAGACTCTATATCTCTGCCTATAGACACACCTTTCTTTAGTGCATTAAAAGCTGTACCAGCGATTGCCATTGCGCTGATAGGGTCTACCATCTACTTACTCAGAGCTTTGTCTAGCTTGTCTTCGAGGCGATGCAATGCCTCCATAACCTGACGCATATCATCACGTAGCTCTGCCTTAGTTGCATAGTCTTCTCTGGTTTTGTTTAACAATATTTGTAGACGCTTTACCTCTGCAAACATCTGACGAAATGCCCAGAACACAGGGGCAATTACCACTGTTAGGATTATGTTCCAGAATAGCATTGCGTCCAGTTCCATTATGCAAACTTTCTATGCGGTGTAGCTGGTGGGTCTATGGTCAGGTCAGCATCTTCTAACGTAGTAATAATACTGTCAGCTTCATCTCTCATCTTGCGTAGGTTAAGGTGATAGCCAGTAACAGGTGCAATCTCAGGGTACTCATTGCCCTCATCATCGGTAAGCGTGTTACCTGTAGGTGCATAGATAGTGCCTACCTCATCCACACCTATGGCCTTGGTGCTATGCAGTACCTTGTTACCGTCCTCGTCTTCCCCAACAATATCAGTACCATCAAGAGCAGTAAGCAATGCATCTCTGCTATCTGCTTTTACAAACCAGTCAGACTGTGTTAGCCCTTGCACTATTTCTTGAGCCTCTTCTGATACGTCAAACTGTACGTCTGAGCTAAATGCGTTTAGTTCGTCATTCATTATCTTAGCCTTTTCAAAAAGTCATCTTTAAGTCTTGATGCGTAATAGTGAAATCTTTTCATAATTAGTGAGCCAATACTTGTACCACTAACAGGGTCTGAGCCTATTCCAAACTCGTCTATTGTTGATGGTAAAGTTACAGATGTATCCGTAAAGCTATCAACAGAGCCACTC